TACAGCAGAAATAAATTTATTAGAGCAAAGAAAAAATGCAGAACAAAATGATGGTGTAGCAAAAATAGGTGTAAAAAATTATTATTGGTTAGTCAAATGAATAAATTAGATCAAATTATAAATTTAAAAGATAAAATTGCTGCTAATACAGATAGATTCTATTTTGAAAATGATTATAGCCTAGATGAATACAATAAAAGGCATGATGAATTACATGCAGAATTAAAGGTGCTAGAAAATGAATGATGAAAAATTACAAAAACTTTTTGCTTTAGCATCTAATAATGCAAATTTAAATGAAGCTAGTGTTGCAGCTTTAAAATTTGTAAAAGCATTGCAAAAATCAGGTAAACCAATAAATATTAATTTTGGTGAATCTAAGTTATATACAGAACAACAAGTACGTAATGTAGCTGATAATGCGTATGATAAAGGTAAAAAATGGGGTTATGAAGAAGGATTTAATGAAGGCAAATTACAACAAAAAACAGCATATAATAACGGATTTAGTAATGGTTATAGTGTAGGCAAAAGTGAAGGTTATAAACTTGGACTACAAAAAAATATTAACGACCAAAATATTAATAATAACAATAATATTGTGTATCATAATCAAACTGCTACAGCTACTATAAGAGTAGATTCAAATAATACAGGTAGGATTACTTTTAATGGTAACTGAAGAAAAAATTGCTAATGCAAAAAAAAGAATTAAAGAATTGCAAAAGTTAATTGATTATTGGTTACAACAAAAAAATGGAAGAAATTAATTTAATACCAGCTACATCTATACCACGTATAAACCCTATAAAGATACCTATAGAGCAATCAATACCTAATACGCAACATGTAACTAAAATATTGCCACCTACTCTTACAATGCCTTGTGTAACCCTTAGAAATGATGGTACGCAAAACAATCAATTATTTATAGATGATCCTACAAACAATAGAACAATATGCCCTTTACCTTATTATGTGCCAATACAATACAACGCTAAAGAAATACAGTTAATTGAAGAAGCAAAACCACCAACTAATGTAGATGCACTAGAAACAAATGTAGAAAATCCTGAAGTACCTGAAATACCTGAAGAAACAAAAATAGAATGTCCAGATCCAAAAAAAAATAATCCTAGAATTGGTGATCTAAATAGTGCAGGTACAGAAAAAGTAACTGGTTTTAAATTAATAGAAGAAGAATGTGTAATTTTATGGACTCCTACAACACAAATTGAAAAATATTTGCCAAGCCTAAATACCGTATCTACCACATTTGCAATAACAATAGTAGCCACTACCGCAGCAACATTAACACCAATATTAAACAAAATATTAAAACCATTATTTAAACAAATTATTAATAAGGTTAAAAAATTATTTGGTAAAAAAGGTACAAGATTTAAAGGTAAAAAACCTAGAAAATCAAAACTTACTTAAGATTATGCGTATGGTTAATAGTAGGTGGTGTTACTAATTCTATATCCTCGCATAGTTTTGCCATAGGTGTATTAGCTTTAAACCTAAATCCATCAAGTAAATTTTGATGACATGTTTTTGCCCTACTCATTTCAAAATTTAAACGTTTTGCAGCTAGTGATGCTTCATATAATTCATTTTGTTTTTTCATTGCAGCCCTACATTCTTTTAAAGCCTTTCTATCTAATGGAATACTAAATGTAGCTGTAATACCACCATTAATAGAAGTATTAGATTGTTTCATGCCAGTACGCACTTTTTCAAAATATAATATTTCACCTCTATAACCTGTATCTACATCACCATCACCTGTAGGATCTCCGTCATCATCAAAATCACCTTCTATATCTCTATTGCTATATATAGGTCTATCCCAATATGGTTCATAAGGTGTTGAAAATCCATAAGTTGTAGAAACAAATGGAGAAATATTTAAAGTTGCACCTTGACATACAATAGTATTCATTTGGTACTGAAATTGCCTAGAAGGTACTACTTGTACAGCTTGATTTACAACACTTCCAGAACTATTGCTAGTTGTATTTACAGATGTAGCAAAAACAGGATTATTAATAAATAACAATAAAAGTAAATATTTTTTCATTGACTAAACGTACTTGTTGTATCAGTAATATTTTCAATTTGCGTAGTACGCATAATATGTGTGTAATTAGTTAAACCACCGCCTTCAAAAGTTTCGTAGTACATGAATGGCTGCCCTTCTTCTATGATCGAAAACGTAGGTTTAGTATCTAAATTAGGTGAAACATATGTAGTACCTGTACCTTGTACTGTTGTATCTACTTTAGTCCAACCACTAGGGTTAACAAAACCAGTATCACTTTCTACGTTTTCACCACCAACTGTAAGAGAATAACCTGTAGAGAAATCAAAACTTTTTATGTCCTCTACTGTGGTACTTTTAGTTTCACTACGTTGGTTTAAAACTCCTTGCTGAAAATTAGGAATTACATTTTGAGCATAAACAGGAATATTAAATAAAGCTATTAGCAGAATTAGCTTTTGCATTTATTAATCCACAATTAATGTAGTTGTTATTTGTCCGAGTGCTTCAGTATTTGCGCCACCTGCTGAAATTGTTAATTTTTGAGAATTAGTAACAGTACCAGCTAAATTGCCAACTGTACCACCTGCAATAGATACAACATCATCAGAATAATTAGCAGCATCACCAGTAGTTACAGCACTATTTTGTATAGCATCCGCTTGATTAAAAGATTGACTAAAACTAAAATTATTTGCTGGTACGTCTTGTGTAACAGTTAAATCTGGTGGCGTACCAACTCCTGAAGAAATTACTAAAGAACCAACACCATTAGCAACAGCATTATCACCAGAACCATGCGTTGTATCAACTCCAACACCGCTTACGCTATAGCTGCTACCTAAACGTGTAGAAGAAGTTGAAGCACCACCTACAGTTAATTTTACAGAACTAGAAATAGAATGACTAAGATCGGCATTAACTCTAGAACAACTACCAAAAGGTGTAGTTATTAACAATAGTCCAAAAATTAAAAACTTTTTCATTTAATACCTACCTTGTTGTTTTGATTTTCAACAGTTAATTTTTTTTGTGTGTTTTTGCCTTTAACCTGAACACCATAAGTACTAGCTATGTTACCAACAAGACCAGCAGCAAAAGTATCAAGTCTTATGCGTTCCATGTACCCTAAAGTCATAACCGCTAAAGACCACCCAAGAATAATAAGCCTTATAAAATGCCCAAAATAATCAGGTTTTTCATCTTGTTCTTCCATAGATAGAAGGCAAATATACTTATATACTAAAGTAAATATTAATCTCTGCAAATGATTAAAGCAATTAACAAAAGAAGTGAGTTCTTATTCCCTACGCAATACGTAGCTGGTGAAATACCAGATTTTGACCAAATACAAGAAAAATTAATTGAATGGGTATATAAATATAAAGAAGAAAATAATGACATTGCACGTATAAGTAATAAAGGTGGCTGGCAATCGCAAAAAAAAGACGTATATCAAGATGCTGGTTTTCAGCAATTTCACAACATAATTATCCCACTAATTAGTGAATTATTAAGTGAATTTCAAATTACCTTACAAGCTGATTTGGTACAAATGTGGATAAACATTAATGGCAAAGGTGCATATAACGTAAGCCACCGCCACCCATTAGCAGATTTTAGTGGTGTTATATGGATTAAGCAAAGCCCAGAACAAGGTAGATTTATTTTTGATAATATGGATGTTGGTTATAGGGATTGTAGTAGCTTGTATTTTATGAATAGGGATTATTTAATAAAAAATAAAATGCTACCTGAATGGCATCCTGAATATAAAGACGGATCTATAATTATATTTCCAGCAATGTTTACGCATAGAGTAGAACAAAATGAAACAGATGAAGATAGAATTAGTTTATCTTTTAATATTAAGCTAAAGTAAAAATACAATATAAAAACAAATGGCATTACTACGCAAAGTATTTAGGTTTTTAATACGTAAAAATTTTTTTAAAGATGTATTAATATATGCCCTAAAAGAATTAGCAAAAATGACGGATAATGGCCTAGATGATCAATTTGTAAGAGTAATTGAAGCTAGACTATACCCTAAAGGTAAGTAATTAGGTTGCAATATTAAATGCTTTAGTTAGCGTTTGTTTGGTTGCCTTGATGCAGAGCAATGGTCAACTAGCCTTAACCCCTGCATGTACCTAGTAGGGGTTTTGGTTTGCCAAAAAAAAAGACCCTGTTAAAGGGTCTAGATATGTATTTATTTTTTTGTGTAATCACCTCCTTTAGCAACCCATGTACAAAACTCTTCAGTAAATGAATAAAGATATTTACCTTTATCAAAAACATTCATATCTTCATAACGCATTTCAACATATACAATTTCTTTTTTTAATAAACTGCTAAGTAATCCTTCAGCTACTTTGACATTAATACCAGCTTTTAAAAGATCGTTAAAGTCAAAATAAACATAGGCTGGATCAATACCAACCCATTCACCCCATTTTGTTTGATCAACAGAAGCAACTGTTAGAAATTGTTGCTCTTTTTCTGTCATGTAGTATTTGTTCATTATTTTGCCCTCCTTATATTTTTTCTAGTTCGATCATTACAGCGTCAGCTACTTGTGCTGCTCTCCATGCTGCTAATGATGAAAAACTCATTAACTTGTTTACTACGTCTTGCTTAGTAAATGTTTCACCTAGTATTGCTGCATCTATGATGCTGTTGCAAGTTTTGTCGATTGTCCAAAGTTTAGGCATTTGTTTAAAGTGATAGTGGGTATCCAACCCTGTTCATTTACTACTATAGGGTCTACCCCTAGATATGTCAACAATATTACTAATATTTAACAAAAAAAGTAGTGGGATTTGGATTAACACTATCTGTTACCTTGTCTTGGTTATAACTTTCAAGTTAGATACGGGCAAAAAACTAACTATCAGGAATCCCACTATATAAGTTTATACTATCTGCATACCTCCTTAAAAAACCAAAAACTTTCTGAATTAAACCAATGTTCTGGTGGGTTAAAAAAAGAATACATATAATCACCACAATCATCCCTAACACCATCAATTCTATAATTTATACCATTGTGCTTAATCCACATATTTGAATCTCTACTAAGCCAATTATTAATATCAACATCATCCCAATAATCTGTTTTTAGTAGCTTATGAAATGCTTGATTGGCCTGTAAGGATAGATGTGCAACATTTATATGTGTTGTACTAAATCTATCCATTGAATTGGTTATAAGGTTAACCAGTAGTTGTTTAGTGTTCATTGTTCTTTTTCCTGTAAATAAAGTTCTGTCCAAATTTTTGGATCAATTAATTTATTAATGCGTTTGCATTGTTCAATAGTTAGTTCACCAAAAACTAAATCAAAAATGTCAGCTTCTTCACCTTGTTCGACCATTTTCCAAAATGCTTGTCTAGTTGTTTTAACTGAAAAATTCCATGCTTCTGCTGTTTGTGTAGCTGAAATTTTATATGTTGGTTTTTTGTTGTTCATTGTTTTGACTCCAAATAAGTACATGCGTTTTCAATACCTGAATTACAATCGTTTACTGTCATATCATGTAAGGATTGTGAAAGGGATATATAAAATATCCCTGTTGCTGCAAATAGCATTAATATAGTTTGCATTGTTTAGTACCCTGCTATTTGTCTTTGACTATTGCCAGACATTTGTCTGCTAAGACCAACCTGACCACCAGCAGCACGACCAGCATCCGCACCAGTACCGCCATTTGTATAGCCAGTACCACGACTTAAAGAAGGATGACGTTCAGCATAAAATTCTTCTACTTTTGCTAATTCTGCTTTATTAGCATTAATAACAGTTAATGCAGAAACATTAATAGTTTTATCTGCTAATTGTAGTTGCCTACCATTTTTTTGTTCTTCAGATTTCATTTTATTGAATCTGTTTCTAACCTCCCATGCCCAGTTTTTTCTAAAACTGTTTCTATGTGCTGCACCTTCCAAAGCAACTTGAAATGGATCTTCTTGGCAATGTCTAGCCCACGCATCTTGTAATGCTTCTATCAAGTATGAAGAATAAATTTCTATTTCAATTTGTCTAGCTTTATTAGCTGAGATTTCTATTTGTCTGTGTCCAACATATTTACCACCTTCAGTAATGTATGTTTTGTTGTCAGCTTTAAATGGTGTAAATACAATTTTACCGTTATAAAAATCTGCAACAGCAGAAACAATAATAGATACTGCTGGATCAATACGCTTGTAAGGTGTACCCCATCTAAAGGCAATAACTTCAATTTCTTCATCTAATACTGAAGTATCACCTATTTGCTGTTCTAATTGCTCAAGTGTTATACCTCTAGCTTTTAGTTGCTGTTCTAATTTTGCTTCAGCAGCTTTAGCTTCATTAGGATTAGTACTTGCTGTTAATGCAAGAATTTTTGAAAGAACGTTTAACGATCTTGACATGATAGTAAGTCTCCCGACTAAGGTTTACAATTAAAATATTACTATAGGGTCTACCCCTTGTCAACTATTTAATTTATTAGCTCTAAACTATGTTGTGCATTTTCGCTTCTTTTATTGTCATCCCATTGTATGTTGTAGTAATAATGCTTGCTACCTCTACTGTTTTCTTTTGTTTTTACACCATAAATTACACCAGTTCTTTTTTCCGTAATTTTTGTAGTGCCAAATATATTTTTACGTAAAACTTTATCGCCTATTTTAAATTTTTGTCCAATTAATTGATTTTTAGGCATGATTTATAAAATTTTTTAAAAAAATGTACAACAATACAACTAAACAAATCCAAACAACAAATGTAGTCATATTAAAACCCTGCTCTAATTGGTTTTTTTATTGGTATTGGTTGTCCTGTAACTTTAGGAATACTAGGCATTACATCAGGTAACATTTTTTTTATTTCATCCATAACGTATTGTTTTGTTTTTTCTTGGTTTTCAGGATTAGTTATATAAAAATAAGAATACAAAACACCGCCTGACATAGTTAATGTCAATACTGCACTAATTACAGAAATACAATCTAAAAATTTACGCATCTGTTTTTTCTCCTTTTTCTTCAATTTCTTCTTTTTTTGGTAAAAATTCTTTTAATACTGCAATTTTTTCTTGACATGAAAAAGCTAATGTTTTTGCTTGTTCTAATGTAGATGCAGTTTTTTGCGCTAAATCAACGTAATAATCTTTTTCTTTTTGCAATGCTGCAATTTTGTCGTTAATTTCTTGTTCTGTCATAAGTACCTATTATGATTTATTTTTTAATTATAGCTTTATATATTTAAATTACTAGCTTTTATAAAATTCACATAATTATACTTTAGATTCCAACATAGTAACTTTTGCAGATAATTCTTGTATTGCTTTTGTTAGTACAGCTACAACTTCATTAGTGTCTAAAGCATAAGCTCTAGCAAAACCTTTTTCATTTGGTGTATTTGCTTTGTCTCCAAGATAATTAACACATTCTGGTATATGCTCCATAATTTCTTGTGCAATAAAACCAAGATTAATATTATCATCACCTTGTTTTTCTAACTGTGAATTAATTAATTGGTATTTACGTGGTTTTAATTTATTTACAACGTCTAAACCATATGGGCAATCAACAATATCAGTTTTAGCTCTTCTATCGGAAGCGTTGTAATTACCACCATCAAGTAACATATTTGCAGAAAAATCAGAACCATTACCGCCACCTGTCCATGACGAGTGTGTTCTAGCTGTACCATGAAATCTAAAATAAGCACTATTATCAGTATTATTTGTACCGTCATTACAATCTCTAGTCATACTAAAACTAGGTTGATTTTCCCATTCTCTATCTATATTTATGCCAGCTTGTCCAAATTGAACACCACCTACATGATCTACTGAAAAAGCACGTTTACCGTTGGTACTATCATTAGCTCTATGATAAATACTAAAATGATCGTAATTATTTCTACCATCATTTCTACCGCCATCAGTATTTAAAATTATTACACAACCACCTTTTGATTGAATTTTTCCCCAATAACCATCATTTTGATCACCATAACCACTTGCATCAGGATAATTAGTTACACCAAATATTGTTGAAAAATCATTAGAATTTTGACCCCTTTCAAAATGTATTCCGTTTTGACTTAACGTACCATTGTTATTGTGATAAACACCGCTACTGCCTGTAGCAAATTTTTTTGTACCGTTATTATATAATTCAACACCAGAATCTTGAAAAAACCTTGCTAAATGTTCGTTTTCAGCAGCATTTGTAAAACTTATTGAGTTACTTTTTAAAATTAATTCACCTGTGCCTTGTTCTGAAATGTAAGATCCGTTTCCGTTGTGATAAATTTTTAAATCGTTTGAACTTCCAATTTGTAATCCAATGCTTCCATCAGGTATATGCATTGTTGTTGTTACATTTAAAGCACCTGTAACTTGTACGCCAGCACTTGTAGTTTCAAACTTTTTATTACCTGAGTGATATATTTCTACAGATCCGTTAGGTATAAGATTTACACCATATTGACCACCTTTAGGTTGTATTTCTACTTGCCCTGCTGAATTACCTCTTATTCTTAAAATTCCAGTTATTACATTATCAAGGTAAGAATTTGTACCATCATGATATATTTTTACATCCCCTGAGTTTCCAAGTTGTATCTGAGCATTATCTATAGCAACTAAGCCACCATGAAACTTAACATCATTAGTTCTAGTCTCTAGTCTTAAATTGCCATTATGATATAATTCCGCAGCACCAGCAGATCTTGCAACTAGTCTATTATTTGAAGCACTACTATTAGCACCAGCATGAATATGAACATCACCATTATTAATTTGCCTAATGTGCAAGCCAGCACCATTTGATTCGATTTTATCTATGTTAGAAGCATGATAAATTTGTAGGTCATTACTATCACCGAATCCTATTTTTTTATTATCTGGTATGTTTATAAAGTCTCTATGAACATAAAAAACTTTATCCCAAGAACTATTATTCCAATGATGAAACTGTAAATGATTATCACTTCCAGTAGGATTATCTGATCCAGATGTCATTCCAATAGCAAAAGCATTTGAGTTAGCTCCTTGCCATTGAACATATTTACCAGCATCTAAACCTATTAAATGTCCATATAATTTAGTTCCATTTGTATAAGTCTCAAACTTTTTACTGTTGTTGTGATATAACTCTACTGCTCCGTTTTGAGTGAAAGTTGCATAGGTTTCATTATTAGAAGCATTTTTAAATACTAAAGAATCAGAATTAGTTGTTAAAACTTGTCCTCCAGTAACCGCTATAAAATTGTTAGTACTTCCATTATGATAAATTTTTAAATCTTCACCATCTCCAGCAGAAAGTCTTTTACTATCTGGTACTTTTATGCCTAGCGGTGTGGTTTCAAAGGTTTTCGTGTTGTCGTAATAGAGTTCTACTGCTCCATCTTGAATGCAGTTAATAAATTGCTCGCCATTCTTACTGTCAATGTTTACATGATTACTTTGAATATATAAATTTCCTGTTCCAGTATCGTCAATATAACTGTGACTTCCATCATGAAATATCTCTAGATCATTACCAGTTCCAAACCTAGCTTTTACATTATCGTTAAAATCTACACCATTACTACCGCCAACTTGTGTTATTGCATTAGTAGAAGCAGCAGTTATAAGTCCTTTTGCATTAATAGTTAAAGATAATGTTGCACTACTAGATCCATATGACCCTGCTGTAACTCCTGAATCAGCTAATTTACTGCCAGCTATGTTTGCAGCACTATGCAAATGGTTATTAGTAATAACGTTATTTTTAATACCAGAACCACTTACTTGTGTTTGTGTCATTTATTAAGCCTCCAATGCTTTTATTCTACTTATGCCACTAACATAATGCTAAAAAAACTTGCAGTTTCAACTTTTGGTGTTCCAGATATAGCATGAAATTGAAGCCATAAGGTGTCGGTGTAGTCTGCATAAATTATACGAGTTCCTCCAACAGAAAAATTATTTGAACTATAATTGCTTGATTTTAGTTTTCTATCTAAGAAATATCTTGTACCATGATTATCCATAACATATAATTCAACATTATTACCACCAGCAGTATAGTCCGTTGGTATTACATGAGCCATAACTTGATAATACCCATCTACAGGTGCAGTAAATTTGTAGGTGGTGTTATCGTAGCAACTTCCAATATTATAGGCTACAGATGGATATGGTAATGGGGATTGTGCAGAAAATGCTGTGTTATTTCCCCTTGCCTCAAACATTGCTTGACGAGGTTTTGTTATAAATCCACGCCTATTAATACGCATAGCCTCCTGACCACTTCCAGTTGTATTTGTATAAAAGACAATATCCCCTACAGCATCTTGACCTAAAGAAATAACACTTTCGCCAGAGTTAGATCCTGCTCTGTTAATTAGTTTTGTACCATAATCAGCACCATTACCTTGTGCAGAATAAGTAGTAATTTTAAATACTTCACCAGCACCAGTTGGTGTTGTTGGATCGTTTGTATGTATCGCTAATCTACCAATTTCTGTGCCTTGACCAACATTTGCATTTGTACTTTTTATTCTTATTTCAGGTGTAGCAGATTCTACATGAAGTTCTGCTGCTGGACTTGTTGTACCTATCCCAACCCGACCAGACGAATCTATGCGTATCCTTTCAACACCATTTGTATATGCTTGTAAAGCATTATCTCCATGAAGATATCGAACAGCACCTCTATATTCATCAGAACCAGAAGTTCCATCAGAAAAATAAAGACTACCATTATTTGAACTTCCAGAACGAATTGTAATTCCCGCATTACCAGAATCAGCAACAGTTAGATTATCGCCAGCCGCATGACCTTCAGTAGTAGTTCCTAAAAGTAATCTTCCAGAAGAATCTATACGCATACGTTCTATTGGCGCACCACTAGAAGCATTACTAAAAAAGTGTATTTCTGATGCTGCGTTTGAAGCTGGTGCTATATATAAATCACTACCTGATGTGCTAACTATTTGTGATGCTGTTGTTGAGGATGCTAAACCATCAGAATGTACATAGCCAATTCTAAATCTATCTCCATTATCTCCAATAGATATTTGTGAAGTTTGAAATTGTGAACCTCTTATAGTTAATTCATCAGATGGACTTGTTGCACCTATACCTACTTTCCCATCTGCTGCTATTGTTAATCGTTCTGTAGCATTAGTTGCAAACCTTAATTTTTGATTTTCATAATTCCACATTATACCTTGACCAACACCAGTAATACCGACTAATAAACCATCACTACCACTTGCTCCTGTATTACTGTTAGTAAATAAATGATAATTAACACCAGCAGAATTTTCATGTTGATGTAAAAGCCTATTTGGATTTGCTGTGCCTATACCTATCTGTCCACCAGAATTTATTAAAAATCTATTTTCAGAGTTTGTCGAATCATTTATTGCAAAATTTCCTGCATTTACTTTCATTTCAAAATCACTATTAGCATTTGAATCAACAAGACTTATTTTTGGTGCTGTATTTGTAACAGTTATATCAGAGGTAAAAGAGGGATTAATCTTTGTTCCAGCTATTGCTGCATTAGACGCTACTTTTGCATTAGTTACTGTATTATCTGCTGGTTCTGATACTCCTAAACTTTTAAATGTAAGTATAAAAAAATCTGTACCTGTTGCTGGTGCTGAAGCTAATATTATGTCATTTCCGTTAATACTAAAGCCTTCACTAGGTTGACCATTACCTGCAACTGGTTTTTGTATCACACCTGCAATACTAACTAATAATTGTTGTGCTGATACAGATGGTGGTTGACTTAACGTAAATCTATAAGCAGATCCATTAAATGTTGCACTACCGCCACCAGTAGCACTACTAGAACTTAGTGTATTAATAATAATATCGCTACCACCACCAGCTATTTCTGCAACAGAACCACTATCAGTTTTAGTAAATAATTTTCCTACATCAGTACGTATGCCAATTTCACCTACCTCAAGATCACTAGGACTAGGATCAGATGTACCCCTTTTATGTTTTATTACGTTAGCCATAGCTATAACCTCCTATTAAAAAAATTAGAAGCTACCGCCATCTATGGTTATACCGTCAAATGTTGTAAGGTTTTGTATAGAACCGCCTGTAATCGCAATGCTGTTAGCATTTTGTGTAGCTATAGATCCTAAACCTAAAGTTGTACGTGCAGCAGCAGCATTAGCATCATCTATAAGCGTTTTACCGTAGTTACTAAATCCTAAATTTGTTAACGCTTGTGTTGCTGAAGTTGCACCAGTACCACCGTCAGAAATAGCTAAAGTACCTGCTATTGCACTAGCAGATAAATCTATTGCTAATTCTGTACTAGAAATAATTACACCGCTATTTGCTTTTAAATCTAATGAAATTTCATTACCAGATTTTTGTATGCCATCACCTGTAATTACTTGACCAGCACCAGAAAATTGCGTAAACGTTAATGCGTTTGTACCTACTACTGCAACATCAGTTGTACAAACAAATCCATTATTTCCGTTAACTGTACCTTTTTCAACAAATACAAAATTTCCAGCAGCGTTAGCACCTGTAGCCATATCACTAGCCCTAGATGGTGCGCCTGAAGCATTTACATTATAAATACCATTAGCTGATCCACTTGTTTGGTCTTTAAGTAAAATTCTATCTCCTGTACTTAAAGTAACCCCATCAACAGTTTGACCATTTGCATATGCTGTACTAATTGCACCGTTACCAGTAGTAGCTACAACAACAGAATCTTTAACATCTAATGCTTGTGCAACAGAATCTACATATGCCTTAGAAGCTGCATCAGTATTAGCTGTACATAATGCTAAATTTGTAACTTTTTGACTATTAACATCTACTGCTGCATTAGGTACGGTTAATTCATTTAATCTATTTGTTCTAACACCTGCATCAAAATCAGATATACGTGTATGTGGAATTGAAGGAATATCTGCGGTTGCTAATAATCGCATTGAACTAGCACCAGCACCATTACTAGGTGCAGCTAATACAAAATTTGCAGAATAACTTGTTTCTTTATCCCAAAATTTACCCTTACCACCAATAGGTATTACAGTTGTTGCACTTCCTCCTGACCCACCAGAACCCTTACCAACCCATAAAACTTCATTACCTTCAGTTAATGATAATTCAGCATTTGCACAACTACTAACTGCTGTAGATCCTGTACTTCTTTTAATTCTGATTGTATTAGGCATTGTTTTAAATTAATAAAAAAATTGGTAAAAAACTAGAAATTTTCAAAAATTTCCGCCATCCACTAATGTTAATTTGGTGGTTGTTTGGTCAGCACGATAAGTACCAGAAGCAGCATCATAATAAGGTATTGAACCGTCAGCTACATTAGTATCTATCATACTTTTATTTAAAGAACTAAAATTAGCTCCTTGTGTACCTTGAGTTTTAACAGTAATTACTCTAGTAACACCGTTAACTGTAACTGTGTTTTTTGGTTCAGTAACATTAACTGTCATGCTGAGTAGCCCTCCTTAGTAGTAATAGTACCGCCAATAACATAATAACTGGTTGTACCAATAGTTACTCTTAAATCATAGTAACTTAAATCAGGTAAAATGCTCGTTTGTGCATCTGTTAAAGACATATCAATAATTCCATTTTGTGCGTCAGATATAGTTACTGTCATATCAGCATATTTTTTTGTACGTTCATAATTCCATACCTGACATATAGGTGTATAACCAGTTAAGTTATTAGGATTATTATTACCATCTGTATATGTAATTTGACGCTGCCAATCTTGCCTACGTTTTAATTCAAAATTTATTTCTCCTTCTATTGGTGTAGACATTTTTAGCTTTTTTTTTTAATTATAACGCTAACAGCAAAATAATAAATATCTTAAGTTTTAATTACGTACATCATTGCAATGTTTTGTGGTCTAGATTCATTACCACCATTATTATTAATAGTTAAACTAACACTACCTGACATTGATAAATTACCGCTTGTAGCAATAGCTTGGTTTGTATCGCCATTAAAATTTGTTGCGTAACCAATTTGATAACCCTGACCAGAACCTAAAGTAATACCGACATTAGCTATTGATGGTTGTAATGATATTTTTCTAATACTATGACCATGATTACCACCGCTAACAGATACAGAACCACCGCTATAACTATGGTTATGACTTAAATTTTGTGATGATTGTGAACTAGCAAATGATCTACCAGAATCAACAGAACTTGTATTAGCCCAACCCCTGACAAATTGTCCACGTAAATCAGGTAATCTAAAATTACTACTAGCATTTGTACCCCAAGTTGTACCAATAATTGCAAATAAACCAGCGTATGTTGTTCTGCTTATATATTGTCCAGCACATTCTAAATAACCACTAGGTACTGTTGTAGTTGCCATTACATGTACTGAACCTGTTGGTACACCTTGTACTGGTTGCCAGCTTAAATTTCCATTTCCATCACTTTCTAATTTATCGCCAGCATTACCGTCACTATTAGGCAATGTAAAAGTTAAATCAGATGATAAAGCTGGTGATTTTAGTGCTAAATAATTGTTATCTTGTGGATCTTTTAAACGTAATTCTTTACCAGCATTAACTGTTAAGCCATTACTATTAACATTTAAACGTACAGCACCACCTGTAGTTATGCCAATATCATTAGCAGAAGATAAATAAAAACCTGTATCTGCATCATTTAATTGTATAGAAGGACTACTAGCATTACCAGAAGGTACAGAAATATTGCCTGAAAAACTACCACCAGTATCAGGCATATGACCTAAATTAGTTTGTAATTTACCTAATTCAATAAAACCATTATTACTTGCGTTACGTATTCGCAAAGTATCAGGGTTAGTAGATTCGTCTACAAAAAATTGATGCGCCAGCGTTATAGGTGGTGTTGTAGAGCCACTATTATTAGTTGCATTAGCTCTAACATTTTCATTTATATCTGCTAAAACGTTAGCACCTGTATCATTTGGAATAGGAAAATTACCTGTTTGTACTTGTGCCATTTAATTAACCTTTACCATAACCTGTTGCTGTCCAAGAAAATAATCTAGCTTGTCTAACATTACTTTGATTGTAAATAGATACGCTAAAAGAATTTGCATTAGAACTACTAATATTATAATAGTCTCCACTATTTGTAGCACTAAAAGTAATACCAATAACAGGTGTAGCTGCAAATTTATTTGTAAAAGTTATTGTGTAATCAGATGTTGCAGAAGTTGTTGCAGTACCATTAATTGTTCTACGTGGCATATTGCTAGTAACTTGTAAATTTTGTACCGCTAATTGCGCTGTATTGTCATTAGTTTCTAATTCTGCTTTTAATTCATATGCTCTAGCTTTAAATTCTGCATTGTTAAATGGTCTCCATGAAGTCCAAGTAGGTGAACTATTAGGATTAGTTTGTGTTGTTCTTATATATAATTTTACATCTGTATTTAGTGGTGTATCACCAACAAAAGATGCAATAGCAGCAAAACCAGTAGTATTAGCAGCAGCGTTAGGATCAAAGTCTAAACCCATTTGATTAATTGTTATGGCATTAGGAAAAAATGATCTAATTTTAATTAGACTTTCTAATTGAATACTAAAAATATCACCTAAATCTATTGGATTATTAGCAAATAAATATGTGCCATTTGTATGTAAAACTGAACCATTTGCAGCCATAACTAACTCACCACTTGTAACAACAACATTTGTTTTAGTACCAGTAAAATTACTTTCTTCAGTTTGCGTATTTATATTAACTAAATTATCTAGATCAGGTTTTGTAAATTCTACATATTTAGCATTAACACTTGTTCTACCACCACTATCAACAAATTTTGCCAAATACGTACCTTGCTTTAAATCTGCATATGCTTCTTTAGCAGTACCAGTTAAATCACTATGTATTGAAACTGCGTTAGCCCAAGTAACACCTGTTAAATCAGGGGAATGTTTTAACCTTACTAATCCTCCTACGACCACATCTAAGTCTGTACTTTGTGACCATTGCAATCTTGCTAAACCATTAGTAGGTATCATTGTAAAATTTTCTATATCAGCAGGTGCAGCAGTTTTACCTGCTAGTGGTACTGTATGATTTGCAATAGTACTTCCTTTGTTTAAATAATTAACTGCTTGTATCTGCACTTGCAAAGTACCAGCCCTTAAAGCACCAAAATTACCACCTTGCCTTAGTGATATTGAAGGTGATGAAGTTGTAACAGTTGCCCAATTATCATTATCTACTCTATATGTAATTCTAAATTCTGTTACACGTTTCATATCATGTTGCCAACTTAAATCACAACCTACAAAAACACCTTGACCATCACTATATAAAAATTCCTGATCCTCTATGTCTGTTACTGGTGATGGTGCAGCATCTAAATTACTAATACTTCTAACAGAAATTGGTTCACCATTATCTACTGCATTGTAAATAGAAGCATTATATTGCAAAGCAATGACAGAATATACACCATTTTCACCTTCACTAATTTCAACAACTCTAAATTGTTGTGTTTGCACCTCTGAAGTTTGCATAATAAATACGCTTTGTGCTTGTGGTGCTTCAGAAAAAGGTGAACTTACAGTAACAGTTTTTGTACTTACATTTATATTTTGTATCGGTTTTTTTTCTACTAAACCAGTTGATAATAAAATTGAAATTTCTGGTGTTTTTGTTAAATCTATAGAAATATTATCTAAATTATCAATTTTTATATTACTTGTAGTAGATCCTGTAGATATATAACCAGTATGTCTATAACCTGTTTTTAATTCATCAGCTATATCTATAACCATATTTGGCCTTAAAACTATGCCACTATCAACTGCTACTGCAAAAGATACTGTATTAGTTAAAATTTGTTCACTTTTTAAAGTCCATAAACCAATTCTGTGAGCCTGACCTTGTGAATAACAGCCTATTGCTTTTATTTGCTTGTTAATAACACCATTTTTAGCAACAGCATCAACATCTTCTACATATTCAAATTCTGTTTCACCTAATTTGTCATAACTAGAATAAGCAACTGTAGCTGTAGTATGTCTAGCTTTTTGTGATGTACCTGTATATTCAAAATTACCATCAACAACATTAGCACTACCAAGAAGGTATTTAGATTCTTGTGGACTATCTTGCACTACTACAAGTGACCCTGCACCGTAGTAACTCATACCCCTAAATATTGCTGTTAATTCTTTTATAGTATCGTAAACAGCCTTACGTGTATTAATAACCATATTTAAAGCAAACCTAACTTCTAAGCCATTTTTATGATCACTAACTAATTGATTGCAATATTGACTTATTGTATAAAAATCAAATTTATCTAAAGTTGCAGCGTCTAAACCTACACCATATCTAGTATTAATTAATAAATTATATAAATGCCAAGAAGGATCACTATGCCATTGTGCAGCACCAAACGTACCATCCCAAACACCTGTATATGTAACTCTACCTAAATGTGTAGTTGTATCTACTTGTGCATTACTAGGTAATTGTGTTTTTACTCCACGTATTAAAAATTTTCTATTTGGAATATTTGCAAATTGTCTACTATCAAACCTTAAAAAAACTAATGCACTATTTGGATA